ATCCTGTAGCTCAGGAAATAGGTAGATTTGAAAGATTAGAATTAAACGGTTTGGGTCATATCGTAGCTAATTTTGATACTGGTAATAGTGCTAGAGCCATAATGCATACTGATAAGTGGGAAGTTAAAGGCAAAAAAGTTGTGTGGAAATCATTTGGTAAATCTTATACACACAATTTGGTTAAGATGCAAAAATTTGAACAAGGTAAATGGTCTTGGTCTTCTGAAACTCCCATAGAACGTCCTGTAATACTATTAGATGTTGAGTTTAACGGTAATGTGTATATAGACCATGAATTTCTTTTAGATGAAAGAGGGCATAAAACAACTAAATGTTTGATGAACCAAAGGTTTATGCGAAAAGCCAATGTTATGATCAACCCAGCTAAAACTTTTGTAGTTTCAACTAAACATGGTGTAAAACCAGATGGAACTTTTGAAGATGATGCCTTTGACTTATTTTAATAAATTCCTTGACAAATAGCTTTAAAGGTGATATAGTTACTATATGAATTTTTACACAAATGTTATTCAGTGGGGCAACAATCTTCTTGTTCGTGCTGTTATAAATGATAAACGGGAAAATTTCAAAATAAGATATTCTCCTACACTTTATGCTCCTGTAGAAAAGAAAACTCCGTATAAAAATCTTGATGGTGGTTATGTCACTGATTTGACATTTCCCACCATCAAGGAAGCTAAGTCATGGGTTGAAAGTCATAAATCTCAACCAGAACTTATATATGGAAATACCCAATATCCTTACACTTATATTGCTGACAATTATAAGGGTAGAGTTGATTGGGATTTAGAGAAGCTTTTAGTAGTCACAATTGATATTGAGGTTCAATGTGAAAATGGATTCCCTTCACCAGAGCTTGCTGAAGAAGAGCTTCTATCCATCACCATTAAAAATCATCAGAGCAAACGTATTGTTGTTTGGGGTATTGGTGATTTTGAAACAGACCGTGAAGATGTAACATATATAAAATGTGAAAGTGAAGTACATCTATTAAAAGAGTTTCTTGTGTTTTGGCAAAAATATCATCCTGATATTGTTACGGGGTGGAACTCTGAATTCTTTGATATTCCATATGTTTGTAATCGTATCAAAAAGTTGTTTGGAGAAGAAGAACTGAAACGGTTGTCTCCTTGGGGTGGTGTACTAACCCGTGAAGTTTATAAGATGGGCCGTAATCATCAGACATATGATATACAAGGTATTGCAGCATTAGATTATTTTGATTTGTATCGCAAGTTTACATATTCTGCTCAGGAGTCATATCGGCTAGATCATATTGCATTTGTTGAATTGGGTGAGCGTAAAGCAGGAAATCCTTTTGAAACTTTTCGTGAATGGTATACTAAAGATTATCAGTCATTCATTGAATATAATATTCAAGATGTTGAAATTGTTGATAGATTAGAAGATAAGATGGGACTTATTCAATTATGTTTAACTATGGCTTACGATGCCAAGGTTAATTATGTGGATGTCCTTGGTTCAGTTCGTTATTGGGATATTCTGATATATAATCATTTGCGTGAAAAAAACATTGTTATTCCACCAAAAAGTAAATCAGAAAAGGTAGAGAAATTTGAAGGTGCTTATGTAAAAGACCCTCAAGTTGGCATACATAACTGGGTTATGAGTTTTGATTTGAATTCTCTATATCCACATTTGATCATGCAATATAATATTTCACCTGAGACACTTATGCCTAGTGAAATAAAAGAAGGAATGGTTGATAAGATACTTGATGGTAAGATTAGAAATACCACTGATCATTGCATGACTCCAAATGGTGCATTCTTTCGTAAAGACAAGCGTGGATTTCTGCCAGAAATAATGGAGACTATGTACAATGACCGTGTTAAATATAAAGGACTTATGCTCGAAGCTAAGCAACAATATGAGGACACTAAAGACCCCCAGCTCCTCAAAGATATATCTAGATATAACAACATCCAAATGGCAAAGAAGATATCTCTCAATTCGGCGTATGGTGCTATTGGGAATAACTGGTTTCGCTATTTTGATCTTATGGTCGCTACTGCAATTACAACTTCTGGCCAGTTATCTATACGTTGGATTGAAAAGTCTCTTAACATCTACCTTAATAAAATCTTGGAGACAAAAAATGAGGATTATGTTATCGCATCTGATACCGATTCGGTTTATATCACTTTTGACGTATTGGTTAGTAAGGTGTTTAAAGAGGGAGGAACACCAGAGAAAATTACCGATTTCTTGGACAAGATTGCAAGTGAGAAGTTGGAACCTTTTATTCTCAAAAGTTATACGGCTCTTGCTAAGACTATGAATGCATACGAACAAAAAATGAAAATGTCAAGAGAGGTGATTGCTGACAAGGGCATTTGGACTGCGAAGAAAAGATATATTTTGAATGCCTGGGATATTGAAGGTGTTCGTTATAAAACTCCTCAACTCAAAATTATGGGTATTGAAGCAGTCAAGTCATCTACGCCAGCTGTATGCAGACAAAAGATTAAGGATGCATTGAACATCATGATGACGGGCGATGAGAAAGAATTAAATAATTTTATTCAAGAGTTCAGAGATGAATTTATGAAGTTGCCGCCAGAAGATATTGCTTATCCTCGTTCTGTGAATGGGCTTAAAAAGTTTTCATCGTCCAATGGTATGTTTGCAAAGGGAGCTCCCATTCATTGCAAGGGGGCTATTCTATATAATCATTTGGTGAAGAAACATAAGCTGTCAAACAAATATCCTATTATACAGGAAGGCGATAAGATAAAGTTTCTGCACATGAAGCAACCTAACATTTATACCTCAAGTTCATTTTCTTTTTTAACTTCTTTTCCAAAGGAACTTGACATTATGGATAGGATAGACTATGATGAACAATATACTAAATCGTTTGTGGAACCATTAAGGAATATAACTGAGAAGATGCTTTGGAAAATTGATGACAGTTATGGAACACAAGGTACTTTAGAGGAGTTTTTTTAAAAAAGTACTTGCCTTTTGTATGAAAGCCGTATATTATACATGAATACTCAATGATGAGTATAAACGCATGAACTATCTGGCGTGGCCACTGGCCTTAAACTGGGTAAAGATTGCACTTAACAGGCCGAAGGCCGAATAAGGAGTTACAAGATGTCTATTATTAGTAAAACATTTATGGGAGAGCCTGTAGATATTTCAAAATACGATCCGATATTTCCAGAGGGAGGTATTCGTGAAACCATATTCAAGAAGGGAACTTTTGTGAAGTGGTATTGGTTGTTTATTGGTGATTGGAAGATTGATGACCCACGACTAGATAATACGGGTGTTAAGGCCGAACAGAATAAAGGTGAAGATTCTGATGAAATGGCTTATGATTATGAAGTAAATGGCTGGGATCAAGGTTCATTTCCCCCTGCTTTGGGAACTGACGGTGATATGCGAAATGGCCGAACAAGGGTCATTGCCGCAATTAAGAAAGCCCAGCAGTGGATTCCAGCTGCACTTTTTAATTTTGAAGAAACTGATACTCCTGTAAAGGATAAGGTAACAGAAGGTCTTCGAGCTAATGTTCAAAAACCTATGACTCGTTCTGTAACAGAAGATTTTGTTGCTGGTGGTGTCGCTGCAATTGATGCTGGAGAACTGAAGCGAGATGCAGATGAAATCATGGATTGGTTAGTCAATGATACGAATATTGGAGATCGGTTTGGTAATGAAAATGGTCAGTGGACCCGAATTGTTAATATGATTCTCGAAAGAAGTGTTAGTAAAGATAATTTAACACTAGTTTTGAGTCGTGATGATTGGTTTAGTTGGATTAATTTTATTCCAAACATAGATTTAACAAAGGTTATTTTATATAAGGCTGGAACAAGTTCACAACCTTCTCGTTTTTGGAGTGATCATGTTCTGCCTAATGCTGGTAAAATGCCACCAGTTATCCTTTATACTGATGCATATTCACCAGAAAAATGTTCAGCTGTTGTTGAAGGTTTTATTTCAGAACTCGCTAAAATGTATACACAAACCTATGCAGTAGTGAATAATGATTTGGCAGGTGGGCCCTTGTCATTAACTACCCCGGCTACTCGACCATACAATATTATTGGGGTGTGTCCTAATCTTAAGCGGGGAGATCAACCACAAAACTATAAGAATCATATTCTAATGGATGTTACACAATATGTGGCAGATGGAGCTCCTAAAGAAGATGATGATTATAGTGGTATCGAAGCAGCATTAGGTATTGCTGCATAATGTATGATTAAAAATCTTTTAATAGATCATATTAAAAACAACGTGCCGGATAGTAAAGTTGCCGTTTTGCTATCCGGCGGCGTTGATTCTATATCCGTAGGTCTTGCTGCACAATATGCTGGTAAGAAAGTTCATGCGTACAGTTTTCAACTAGGAAATCAAACGTCATATGATTTTGCTAAGGCCGCAGAAGTTTCATATAAGATGAAATGGGAATTTACGCCAGTCGTAGTTCCTAAAGAAAATCTAATTCCCGATTGGCACAGACTTGTAGAATTGGGTTGTAGAAAAAAGACCCATTTTGAAACGGTATTTCCATTTTTGTATGTATATCCAGAAATAGAAGAAACTTATGTTGTAACTGGTTGGGGTGCTGATGGATATTTCGGTGTAAGTAAGAAGGCAATGATGCGTTATAGTTCAATGCAGAAAGGTAGAAATTATGTAACTTATTGTAAAGAACATAACCAGAAAAGATTAAATTTCAATCAGTTTAGAGAAGCTTATTTTGCAGAAGGACAATGTGCTGGATTAGATTGGCACAATAAATTGGTTGTTGAACATAACAAGAAACATATTACACCATACCTTGATGAGAAGGTTCGTGATTATCTAATGAGTAAAACTTATAGAGAATTAAATACACCAAAACAGAAAAGTATTGTAAGAAGGGACTTTACAGAATTCAAAAAGTTTGGTAGAATAGAGACTCATATAAATTTACATCTTGCATCTGGCGTAGATAAGCTATTTGAAACATTGCTAAATAATGATGAGATTAATTTTAAGGGTCGAAAAAGAATGATGGATGTAAGCAGAGATTGGAGCAATGGTGTACTCCCCGTATAAATTACAAGATGTATATGATGCAGCTGCACAAGAGAAGTTTAAAGTCATATCGACCTTCGCCGGCGGTGGTGGAAGTTCAACAGGGTATCGTCTAGCTGGTGGTAAGGTTCTTGTTATCAACGAATTTGTAGAAGAAGCACAAAAGACATATGCAGAGAATTATCCAGACACGGTTATTCTTCCTGGCGACATCAAGGAGTTAACAGGAAAAGATTTTCTGGATGCCGCTGGTGTTGGTGTTGGTGAGATTGATATACTAGATGGTTCACCACCCTGTTCTGCCTTTTCTGTGGCTGGTAAATTGTCCCACAATGTACATGAAGAAGAACATGTAGATTTATGGGGTAATGTAACAATAGAGAAAGTGTCAGGCAAGCACTCTGATGGTTGGGGCCAAACTAAAAATTATTCCGATGGTAAGATTGTAGAGAATATTGAAGACTTGTTCTTTGAGTTTTTACGAGTTGCGAAAGAGATTAAACCCAAGGTGATCGTGGCAGAGAATGTCAAGGGGTTGACTATCGGTGAGGCCAAGGAGTATTTTAATAAGATACTTAATGAATTTGAAAACATTGGTTATGAGGTTTGCGCTAAGGTGTTGGATAGTAGATATTATGGTGTATCTCAAACAAGGACTAGGGTTATATTTATTGGTGTTCGTGAAGATGTTGCAAAGAAAACTGGATATAATTTCATGAACATCTCCCAAATATTTCCAGAACCAGATAAAGAAGTTATTCCTGTTAAGGATGTTATGGTTGGTTTGGAATATGATCCAGAAGAGATAAAGTATTTGACCGATAAATTTACCAACACTGCATATTGGAAACAGACGGGTAGTAAGATGCCTATTGATCCAGATAAAGTTCTTACTGGTGGAGATTATCATCCTAAAGGACATCATTTTAATCTTAAAAGATTATCGCAATATACACCAAGTCCCACTATCACGGCCATGGG